CCTATAAAACAAACTTAATCGGATTAAACCACAACAAAATAACTTATGCAAGTAATACCTATAAAACCTTACGAATCACATCCTTGGTTACTTAAAAAGCACTACGCCAAAAGGATTCCTCAGATCATGCACGCATTTGGTTTGTATGAGAATGGTCAATTAGTTGGAGTGGTTACTTATGGCATACCAGCTTCACCTGCGCTATGTATGGGGATCTGTGGCAAGGAATATTCAGATAAGGTACTAGAACTAAACAGGGTTTGCCTATTGGATAACACTAAAAATCAAGCAAGTTTTTTGGTTGCTAATTCCATCAAATTATTGCCTAAACCAACAATAGTAGTTTCTTATGCTGATACTGGTAAAGGTCATGTAGGTTATGTTTATCAAGCTACTAATTTTATTTATACAGGTTTATCCGCTAATAGGGTTGATTGGACTGTTAAGGGGTTAGAACATAAACATAGCAAAACTCTGTCAGATGGAATGACTTTGGAATCCATCAAGGAAAAGTATGGGGATGATTTTTACTATACCGAGAGGTCTAGAAAACACCGATATATTTATTTTCATGGTGATAAGCGCCAAAAAAAGACTATGAAAAACCTATTGAAATACCAGATTGAACCCTACCCCAAGGGGGATAGCAGTAGATACGATTCAGGAAACGCAGTAGAAACACAAGGACTTTTAAACATTTAGGAGAATATATGAGTAAAGCAGATGATGATGCAGCAAAGTGGATGGAGATGAACTCCAAAGTCCAGTATCGTAATTTAATACGGGCTAAAGAACTAGGGGATCTCTATTACATCAACGCTAATGGTGATGTAGTGATCCATGATCCTAGTAAACCAGTGGAGGATAAGCCATTGATTTTAAACAAGTAGGGGAATCCCCACTCAAGTAGGGAATTGCCTATTTGTCTAGTGGCAAAAAAGGCATAAATTCGTTTTGTAGTTTATGCCCAACACCTAACAAATAAATTGCACTAATCGCTGTAATGTAGTAATGTTCTATCTGTAGTACCTAACCTAACTATTTATTAAAGGACAATTTGCTATGAATCTTTGTAAAGATTGCCAGCATTATGAGGAGCAGACTGGCTATTGCCTACGCACCTCACGCACTGATCCCGTAACGGGAGAACCCAAATTCTATTTTGCAAGAATTGAGAGAGAGTATTCCATCTCAACTGGCTGCGGTATGGTCGGTCAATTCTTTACCCCAATTCGATCCCTCAAATGGACAGACGAGGAATTGGATGATCTCTCTACCATTCCATTCGGTAGATAACCTAACTACAAGGAGTTAATCATGGCAACAAAAGGCAGACCAAAAGGCAGTAAAAACAAACCTAAGACACCTTTCCCAGCACCTAAGGGGGTTAAGGTTACTTTTAAACAGCTCAATCAAGATGCAGAGCAGGAAAAGCTCAAGCTGTTAGTAGCCCGTCAAGACGATCAAATCATTCAGATGTGCGATGAGATCAACCAGCTAAAGAAAGAAGTAGCTGAGCTTGGGGAAGAAATTGATTTATTTGTAACCCGTGTTGCAAATTACCGACAAATCATAGCTACTCTGATTGAGGTGACAGAATGAACGATCAAGCTGATTTTGCGCCAGAGGTGCGTAAATCCGCTATCTGGTCGGGTGACAGTCGTAAGGTCGCTAATGGCAAGATGGTCGATGTCATATTAGAAAAGCAGGGCAAGAAGGAGATCCCTGATTTATCGCATATTGAAGCGGTACAAATGGGTCATGTCATGCAACCCCTAATAGGCAGACTAGCTCAGGACAAGCTCAAGAAGGAGTTAAAAGATGCAGACTACAGCATTACTCATCCCAAGCACCAATGGTTTCGTAGTCATTTTGATTTCATCAGCGCTGATGGTTCTATGCTTGTTGAAGCAAAAAACTACAACGCTGGAGTTCGTGGGAAGTTTGATACTGACAGTAATCGGATTCCTGATGCTGACTACGCCCAACTGGTTCACGAAGCTGCTTGTCATGGTGTTAGCTCTATTGTCCTGGCTGTGCTTTTTGGAGGGCAGGAATTTTGCACCTTTGAGTTCAATATTACGGATGCTGAAAAAGACGATCTCATTAAGAAGATGGCTACTGTATGGGGGTTTTGCCAAGCAGGAACGCTCCCGCCAGCGGAAACCATTGAGCAAACCAAGATCATGTATCCCGAAAGCAATAGTGCTGCGCTGGTGGCTACTCAGCAGGTCGAGATGGCTGTTGCTCAACTTAGGGATATTAAGAATCAGATTAAACATCTTGAGAGCGCTGAAGAAAATATAGAGGTGCAGATCCGTAATCTCATGGGTGGGGCAGAGGAGATCAGAGCAGTCGATGGCACTAGCTTAGTTACTTGGAAGTCTAGCAAGATGAGCAAGCGCTTTAGTTCAGATCTATTCAGACAAGCGATGCCTGACATTTATGACAAGTTTGTAATTGAGCAGCCAGGTTCACGGAGGTTCTTAGTCAAATGAATAATATTGATTTTGCAATATGGGTGATGACAGCCAGTTCTGTCATAGATACAGTCCTAACTATTATGGAGAAATTAACATGAGTAATTTAGTCGCATATTCAGAGATGGAGCAGATGGCTACAGCAATCGCTGCTAGTGGTTTATTTGGCATGAAGGATAAAAACTCTGTGCTGGCACTGATGGCAGTAGCACAAGCAGAAGGGTTACATCCCGCTACAGCAGCACGGGATTTTCATATTATTCAGGGCAGACCAGCTCTCAAGGCAGACGCTATGCTGGCACGCTTTCAAAACGCAGGTGGCAAAGTCGAATGGAAGGATTACAAAGATGACAAAGTTACAGGAGTTTTTTCACATCCCAACGGGGGTGACCTTGCGGTTACATGGACAATTGAGCAAGCTACCAAAATCGGTCTTGTTAAACCAGGAAGCGGATGGCAAAAGTTCCCCAGAGCGATGCTACGAAGCCGTTGTATTTCAGAGGGGATTAGATCAGTTTTCCCAGGATCTGTTACGGGCTTCTACTCACCCGATGAGGTCGAAAACTTTGAAAGCCCGACCTCCAAGCCTAGAGAAGTAAAAGACATGGGATCAGTAGTGCCTAATATCGTTGATCTTAGCGCTATTCCCGATGACATCCCTGACATGGCTATACCGATGTATGTGCCAGGCACTGAAGAACCTTATGCACGCTATATCTGTCAAGCAGATTGGATCGAAGGGTTTGCAGAGATGCACGCCAAGATCCATGAATCCAGCAAGATGACGGCTGAGGAAAAGTTCGAGAAGATTAAAAAGTTCAGAGAAGTCAATGAAGCCTATACAAAAACATTTGATGGCAATACAACAGCGAAATTCTTATCACGACTACAAGCTATTAGAAAGGAAATCAACAATGGCTAATGGACATATTGCTCAGATGGGCAAAGGGGTGTTATTTCAAAACGAAAAGAAACACGACAAATCACCTGATTGGAAAGGCACGCTATTGTTATCTGAAGATTACAAAGCAGGTCAAACCCTGAAGATTGCTGGATGGACAAAACAAACACCTAAGGGCAGCTTAATCAGCTTGTCAGAAGATAATTGGAAACCCGATAATGGTGGTACTTATCCGAAGGAGGTCAATCGTGTCAAAGATTCTGATGTGCCTTTTTAGCCTGGTGCTAATCAGCAATGCTTTTGCATACGAAAAATGCAGCAAGACTTCCGATGGAGAAATCTGTTGTTGGGATACCAACATTGATGGACCTTTTGGACCGCCTGGCTGTTAATGGTTGTTTTGAACCTACCCTACCCTCCAAGCGTAAATCATCTTTACATTAACGCTAGGGGTAGGCGCTTTCCAAACGCAAAAGCTAAAGCCTATAAAACCGCAGTGCAAGAGTATGTGGCTGAGTATCGAACACCAAAGTTCAATAATGCCAAGATTGCGCTGATTGTATGGGCTTATCCTCCTGATAAACGCAAACGGGATATATCCAATTTATTGAAGATTATTGAGGATAGTTTGCAAGATGCAGGAGTATTTGATGATGATTTCAACATTGATTTTATTGAGATCAAGCGTTGTGAAATAAAAAAGGGTGGGGGATTAACAGTAATGATTGAAACAATGGAAGAATTTTCACAAGTCCAGGTGGAATCTAGCGTCAATTAGCTAGGTAGTTAGGGGTTGCGCCAGCCAACTTCCTGGATAGCTGGCACTTATTTAAGGGGATAACGATGAACACACCATATAACAACGGCAAAGTAGAGATTGGTAAGTATTACCAAAAGGATTGCAGACCAGAGATGGATTCAGATGCCATTCTTTTGCAGACGGCTTTTCTTGATCCTGAGGGCTATCGCAAGCGCCATTTATCTGAGGTGCTGTATGTATGTTTAGTGATTGTTACGCTTTTTGGGTATTTCTTGTTCTCATGATTGTTAGATTATCAGAACTAGATACCTACGAAATAGCGTGGGCAGCGCATGATCGTCACAAGTACAAAAAAGACATGGGCGTGCAAACTCGTAGGGTAGATCAAAAGCGAGATGACTTTGCTATTACCAAAGAAGGTATGGCAGGAGAGTGGGCGGTAGGAAAAGTCTTAAACACGCCTGTAAACCTCGATCTACACATCGGTAGGGATCAGGGTTGGGATTTTGAATACAAGGGTTTAAAAGTGGATGTAAAGACTTCTAAAGCCAAATATTTGTTATTTAGAACACTGAACGACTTTAAAGCTGATTTAGCGGTGTTTGCAAGGTATCTAAACGATTATCAAATTGAACTGGTGGGTGCAATCACCAGAAGTGACTTTGTTGCACTGCACAAAATCAGAAATTTTGGGTATGGGGATAACTGTGTCGTTGATCCTCTTTTATTAAACGATGTTAGGGATTATTTATGAATAAGAAAATTTTTGTAGCTACACCAATGTATGGCGGTCAGTGTGCTGGTTACTATACGCAGTCAATTATGGAACTCAATATGTTGCTACAAAAGTCTGGAGTGGAAGCTCAGTACAGCTTTATGTTCAACGAGAGCTTGATTACTAGGGCAAGAAATGCGCTTACTAATGGCTTTCTTAAGAGCGGTTGCACTCACCTACTCTTTATTGATAGCGACATTAAGTTTAGAGCTACCGACATTATGGCTATGCTTGAAGCAGATAAGGACATTATTTGCGGTATCTACCCTAAGAAAGAAATTAACTGGGATAGCGTTAAGAAAGCAATGGATTCTGGAGTGCCACAAAATCAATTAAAGAGCTATACGGGCAGTTTTG